AGCTTGACGAATCGGCCACCAAGCAGGCGATACAGTGAAGCCTTCACAGCTGAGATGATGCGCTTGACCAGGGGCAGCTCAGGCCGGTTCTGAACCAGGTAAGCCAGCGCTTCGTCTTTGACCTTGCCGGCAGGCGTATCAGCTGGCACCTGGCGCAAGGCCTCAGCAAAGCCTGCCTCACCGGCAGCGCCTCGATCGGCCACTTCCTGGGTCAGCTTTCCATACAGCTCAGTGCCGAGCATTTTCTCCATGCCAACGTGCGCACCGACTTCATGGAGGATGACGCCTTTGGCCTCGTTTGCAGAGACATTGTCGCCCACCAGGTAGACGCGCTCGCCATCGTAATAACCCTTTGCGTCCTCTGGGTGAGGCTGGCCGTCAGACCGCGCAGGAAGGTCGCTGGCGCGTTCCACGATTTGGATGGCTCCAGAGTCCATCAAGCGTGCTGTGTCTTCTCCAAAGGCCTCTCTCGCAGCCTGGGTGACCTTCTCTACGCCATCGCCTACGGCAGTTCCGCGGGAATACAGGTTTTCGTCTGTAGGCAGGCCGCGCGCCTCAAGCTCGCTTCTCAGGGAATCTAATGGGCCAACGTGTTCCTGGACCGCGGCACCAATCTCCTGCCGTGCAGCTTCAGCTGCAGGGTTGGGTATGAAGTTGCCGTTGACCGCCTCATCGGAGGGTAGGGGAGGTGTCTCGTCACGCAGCAGTGCATCCAGGTGCGCATTGACTGCATCAACGTGAGCCTGCCTGGTCTGTACGTCTGCAGGAATGCCAGGTGCTGTATCCAGCTCGATGTGGTTTGCGTTGTTAGCGGTAAGCGCCGCGTCGACCTCTGAAGGCTTTACTTCCTTGGTTGGACGGTGGCCAAGCAGGCCACCAAACGCAGCACCAAGGACCAAGTCAGTAGCAATAGAGGCAGCATCGAGTGCCTTATATTGCTGTGCCATGTCGTGATAGCCGGCATTGTCCAGCTCTGCGCCAACGACGCCTCGACCTGCAGCGCCAAATCCTGCAAAGCCAATACCGCCACTAACCATTCTAGTGGCAAGACCGCCAGCAACGCTCATCGGCACTACAGCACCAAGGCCAGCGATAACACCTTCAGTGCGTGCTACGTTTGTACGAGTTTCTTTGTCCAGCTCAGGATGTGTTGCATAGCTGACAGCCTCGCCCTGACGAGTGAAGCGCTGTGCCATTTGAATTGGTGTTATGTCTAAGTCAGCAAGCGCCTGAACAACGTCAAGGCCCATCTCAGATATTGAACCAAGCAGATTGCCGGCGGTCCCTACTGTTTTTGGGTCTGGCGTATAGCGCTGATACATCTCAACGCCGCGCTTTAATGTCTCATTTTCACGATCGGGATTTTCCGCATCGTACGCAAGATTGATTGTGCTTTTTGCAAAAGATCTCGCGCCGCCTGCATAGATCCCTGTCGGTATGCCTTCATACCAGGAGGCGTGTATGGCGTTTGGATCGATTGGGTTCGCAGTCGCGCGTTCGAGTAATGTTTCTTGCGCGGACGGATCTAGATCAAAAACGCTCATTTAGTCTTAGGCCTCGTGGTATTAGGCTTCGCAGATTTTTCAGGCTTGACCGTGGTAACAGGAGCTGCAGTCATATTGCGATTGACTGCTTGCTGCGTCATATCGAGAACAATAGGCTTGCCCTGTTTGTCATGCAGATAGTTGGTGCCTGAAACCACCAGATACTTATCGCCGCCTGCATTCTGCAACCCGTACAAACCAAATCTATAACCATTTCCGATTAACCCCGCGTCAGCAACTGCCTTGTCGAACGCAGCTTTTGCATGGTCCGTGAATACGTCCTCTGGCATTCCCCAGGGACGAATGACTTCACTCTTCCCATTCACATTTGAGACGCCACCAAGCACGGCAGTGATCGACTGCTTGAGGATTGTTGGGTTTGCAATTCCAGACACATCACCAATGCGTGCCGCTTTGCCTGCGTAATATGCCTTCACAGATTGATAGGCGGTGTCAGCAGCTGAAGGGTTGCCGGCAAATGCCTTGCCAACCACGTTATTGAACTGCAGGCGCAGGTCCTCTTCTTTCGGCATTGGGAATGTCTTGCCTTTGCCGTCCTGGTTCTGCGCTGCCTTTGTCGGGTTGATCAGCGCTTCGCCTTCTAAAATGGTGCCGGCAACATCCTGTGGAGAATAATGCTCATCTTGTGTTGCCCATGGTAACCATGTAAACGAGTGCTTGACATCGATTGAGCTATTCTTGCTGAGGATATTGCCGGCGACCGCTGTTACAGGGCTGTCAGGCGCGATCTGCTGAAGGATAGACGTGTAGGCCTTGTCATTCGTCAGCGCTGTCCTGAAGGTGTTTAGATACGCCAGCTTCTGCTGGGTCGTCATCTTCTGGAAGCCCTGGTTAAGTGTCGTGGCTTCTGCCTTGGTTAGCAAGGTGTACGGGGTCTGATATTTGTCTTGCATCGTCTGAGCAACGCCGGCACGATTTGCCAGTGCTGCATTGAGCTTGTCAGGCTCGTTGAATGGCAGTGTGGCTGCTTCTGCAATCTTGTTCTGCATTGCATATGCGATCGGGTCTGATGACCTGGATGTCACCACAGCATCGCGTGCCTTCAACAATGCGTCATAGCGTTTCAGCGCTAAGTCGTATCCAGGTTGACCGGCCTGATCTTTCGGATCGTGGCTTGCCACCATTGCGTCAAGCTCTGTAGGCGGCATCAGCTTCATTGAAGAGATGTCGTTACCCAGCTGTGCAATCGCTGAATAGTTGGCATAACGCTGCTGTCCTTCGATCGGACCATAGGCCTTCACGTAGTCGCCTTCGCTCAATGGCTTTTGCACGTCCTGGCCGTTCATATAGGCCGCAACGTGGTCGCCCTCTGTAGTCGTTATCTGGCTACGGTATACAGCCTGCTGACGGTTTACTTCAGTGCGAGCTGCAGATAGGAATGAAGGCAGGCGGTCAGGCTCGATGCCGGCAATTAGGCTGTTTGCAACAGGATCTACAGGTTGCGTTGGCGCAGTGTCTGGCTTGTTTGCCAAAGATGCAGCGTCAGTCGCGGCTTTCGACGCAGATTGCAATGCAGAAACACGACGCTTCCATCCGTCAGCATGTTCCTGGTATAGGGCAGGGTTTTTTGCAACTAATTTGTCGTAATGAGCCTGACGCAACTGCATCAATTTATTCGCATCACCATTTGCTTGAGCAATCAGCGGCTTTGCGCCGTTGACGCCAAGATTGACCGCGGTATCAAACGCAGCCATTGCAAAGCCTGGGTCTTTTTTAGACAGTGCATCACCATCAATAGCGTTCCAGAATTTATCTTTGTAGAACGCCTTAGCCTGATCTTCGGTAAGGTTTTTTATGGTATCTAATTGCTTCTCGGTTGGCTTTTCACCGGCCTTGAGGCCAAAATATGTAGATAGCAAAATGCCATACTTGTTGGCACCTCGACCAGCGTCGTTGGTTATGAATTTGCTGCCCTCAAACTTTAGCGTCTGATTGATGGCATTATTCCAACTAGCGTCAGGATTGGTTGTGGCTGGAGTTTCTGGAATTTCAGTATTTGCATTTAGGTGGGTCTCGATTGTAGACACAACTGCTGCAGGATCGCTCTGAACCCTCGACATCAACCCAGCTTCTCGGATCGTCTTTTCAGCGGCAATCGCTTTTACATATCGAGTATGCTCATCAAGCCCAGAATTGGCGATCTGAGTTTTGATCGACCGAATGGATGCATCAACAGAGGCCGGATCTGTAGAGGCCTGTTTTGCATAGTCAGCAGTGGACTGGTCCACCTTGTCGCTGCGGTTTTCTACACCGAGCTTCGCCTCTGTCCTAAGCGATGATTCGTAAACACTCGACCAAAGAGAATCGACGTGTTGCTGTGCATACAGTTTCGCCTTCGGGTTTTCGATGCCACCAAGGAATGTCGTTTTCCATTCATTAAATTCATTTTCGAGCTGGTTGCTCATGCCGATCGACTGGCCGTCCTTATCCTGGACGATGCCGCCGTCTCTGCTCGACTGTGCAAGCGACGTTACTCTGTTCGCCCAAACGCCATTGGCTTTTGCCAGCTCAGGTCCCGTGTTGGCAATGGCGTCCGCGTCCACCTTCTGCTGATGTATCTCAAAGAAGTTGGTTGCTGCATTGCTTAGCGTGTTGCCAGCGTTCTGCAGGCTGCGCCCCATCGCATCAGATACTTCAGCCGCAGTTGCGCGCTGCGTCTGCATCCCAGACGGTGTCAGGCGTGAATCATATGTTGGAATGCGTACTGGCATTTATGCACCTAGCGTATTTTGGCTTTCATGCCAGAGTAGTTTGAAGCGCCGTTAAGCAACGATGCGCCGGCATTGATGTAGCCAGCTGTCATTGCATCCTTGCCGGCCTGGCGCGATGCATTTGCATTGAATCGATCAAGCTCAGACTGCGCCATTAGGCCTTGCGATTGTGTCTGACCGCCATATCGAATCGTCAGTGCGTCAAGCTCGTTGTTGATTGCGTTCTGCTTCAACACGTCTGCATTGCTGCCACCAAAGCCGGTGCCAGACTGCGCAATGCCTGCAATGGCCTGACCCTGCAGTTGACCAAACTCACGTCGCTGCCTTTCTTCAGCTGAGTTAGCCTGAGCCAGCGCAGTGTCGGCATTGTTCCTCTGAACCTGTGCGTTATATTCCTGTGCATCAGCCTGAGCTTTTGCCTGGGCATTTGCTGCCTGACCCTGCTTGATAGCGCCATATGTCGAAACAGCTGCACCAGCTGCTGCAGTGTACATGGCTACTGTCGCCATTGTTGCTGCCGTTACACCTGACATTTTATTCCCCTGTAATGGTGAAAGTGTTTCGCGCTACATGGCTGCGCGACAACAATAAATGCGATTCATCGGAAAATGCGTCTTCTGCTTCTTCGATCGATGTCGCATCGGTCGCAAAGCTCATGGTGATGTATGTGTCCTGGTTTGCAATAAACGCCTGCTTACGGCCTGCGCTCGCTGCCAGCACCTGGTAACCATTGACGCGAATAACTGCATCACCGATGTAGACCCAGCAGTCGCCACAGATCACCAGGGTGGTTGCAATCTTGATCAGCGCGCCGGTAATCATCACGCCTGCCGGCACCAGTATCGTGCGAGTGTATTGGCCACCATGCAACACGTGGTCAGTATCGATCTGGCTTTGCGGCATGTCAGCCACAGCGGTCTCAAGCGCACGGACCTTCTCGATCGCGTCGTTCTGCATCGCTGGCACGTGTCGGTCTGCAATGATTAGCTCAGACATCTGCCAGCCTCCTGAAGAATACGCGGTTGGTTTCACGGTAGGTGTCTACGGATTCCAGTATTTTATCAAGACGGCCACCGATAGGGGCAGAGACAAGTATGCAAGAGGCACCAAGCTCTTTGGCAAGGGTCTCAGCTTCTCGTAGTAACGCAAGGCCTGCACCAGTGTGTCTCTTCTCTTTGGTGACAAAATAGCTCTCTGTCGTGGCCACCTTCACCCCAAAGTGCGGAAGAATAGAAACCAATAGGCATAGGAAGCCACTTAGCTCTCCGTTGTCGTAACTGGCCAATACCGTAATAGCGCCAGCTGATTCCAGCATCTCATAGATGTCAATCCGCGGTTCGCCAGGATCGATTCCTGCGATTGCGGACTCAGCAGCATATTCGCGCAGAAGCTGTCGAAATAGTGGATCTGCGGAAAGCTCAGCGACCGATTTGCGCTCGATCATTGCACTCTCGCGTAGAGGTCGAAATCTTCGCCATTCAGGCCGTGCTTGCGCATTGTGCCTTCGTATTGCATGCCCAGCATCTCTGCCCAACGAGCGCCTTCTGCAAAGCCTGTTTTGACGACAGTCTCCACGCGACGGTATGGATGGGCATTGAGCGCTTTCAGCACCGCACGGTGTATTGCCAGGAAATGTTTAGCGGCATTGCTGCCAACCAGCGCCCAGACGATTGCGCGGTTTTCGTGCTGAGGCACAAAGCCGGCACAGGCGATCATCTCGTCACCTACAAAGCCAGAATACGCAGGGCCGACATCAGCCAGCCACTGCGCATATTTGTCACTGCCGAGATACACCCGAAATTCAGATTGGCCTTGCTGTAGGTCCAGCAGCTTCAGGTGTTCCGGCGTGTAGGGTATGACTTTCATTATCGGTCAAAGGTCGTCACTTGTGGCATTACCGCGACAACTGTCATCGGCAGCGGTTGATCCTGCTTGACCATTACGTAGCCGTCGAAGTCATAGCCGCCTGGCCATTCTATCAGCTTGTCGCCAGTGAATACCGGGGGAGGCGCATTCATAGGGTCAGATCCTGTGCGGAACTGGATCTCGTCCAGGTTGTTTTCGTCTGGACCAGCTTTAGCGCCAAGTGTGTTGTAAAACCTAATAACACATTTGTTAATACGCTTCGTCTTTCCCTGGGCAGTGCCATCACCGGCACCAGCTTCAATGCGGTTTGTTTGCAAGGTTGACTCATAGCCAAGTCCGACCTGCGCGACGATTGCAGGGAACTGCAGTGTGATAGATCCAGATGTGACTGTGCGATCAGGATGTGCAGCACCGTCAGCAAGGACCTGCACAGTTTGTCCTTCAAGGTGGCTTAATCCAGTAACAGAGGTCTTTTTAATTTGCCAAGTTGACCTTGGGGTTGCCTGTAATGAAGCTGGCAGGTTTACTGTAGATTCGACTGAAACCACGGTTGTTGATCGCAATGGGTATGTCCCATATAGCAACTCAATGATCGTAAAGTCATAAGCATCTCCGTTGCCATCAGTAATACGGACTACGTCTCCAATGTCTGTCGTGCCTGGCCATGTGAATACAGCTGAAGAACATTCAAGGCGCAAGTTTGCACCTGCGCTGTAGTCAGGCGTCCCATCAAAGAAATCGACGCGCTGCGGCAATCCACCAGTGTATGGCAAAACATTATTTGTTGTGACGTAGTAAAGATCATTTGTCCCGTCGTAAAGAAGATCTGAAGTCAGTATTGTTCCTGCAGGGATTGAGTCGCCAGCAACTGAAAAACCATTGCAATATGCTAATAGCCCCACATCCGCACCGCTAACGGCGATCAAATTGGCAGGGCTTCCATACCAACTTAGAATGCATTCCAATGTTAGCTTCGGCGCTGTGATAGTCATCGTAGCTGCCGTGCTATTTGTCGCGTCTGATGTATGTCCAGAATCAACGTAAAATGCGCTGCTCTGCGCGTCTCCGTCTTGGTACTCCCGCTCAAGGTACTCGACGTATCTCTTCGTAGAGCCGTTTATAGTGCGCTTGACGACCATCCACAGGTCATCTTTATCTGCATTTGGGTTTGGAATAACACAGACAGACTCAACGACCGCATCTCCACCGGCATAACTGCCGCCTAAAATATGGCGGTGCCAGCCAACCACGTCCTGCTCTTTGTTGAACGTGAAACCGAGCAGCTGCCCATCACCACGCACTGCCCACAAAGCGACGTATGGCTCCTTGTGCCAAGCCATATCGACGATGCCGCCTTTCGTGACATGTTCAGCCAACGTAGTCAGGTCTGCAGCAACATAGCCGTTTTGCTGGAAACTGTAATTGATCTCTTTGAGCTTGCGGCCTGATCTCTGGACCATCAATGTGGAAAAGCCGACTAGCACAGGGTATACAGCTCTACTGCCTTCGCTGGTCTGCTGCTCAATCTTTACGTTGCCAGGCGCGAACGCCTCGTTTGAAGTGTTCTCAGCGCACGAGAATTCAGCGCCTCTTGTGCCGATCAACAGCGCTTGTGATGGGGAAAGCCACTGCACTTCGTTGTATTGATCGGATGATATTTCCACCTGGATTGCTCGATCAGCGACGACTTGATTGGCGCTATCTGTCGCAGCAAAATTCTCAAAGTCACCAGCGCAAGAGAAATAGATCTTCTGACCCTTAGCCAAGGTCAATCTCTCGCGAAAGAACGTCACATTGGTTGGATAGCCGGATGTCGCGCTGAATGAGCCAAGCGCCCAGCGGAAGGTCTGGTGCGTGCTGCCAACGACTCCAGCGGGCAATGGCCAGTCGCTTGCTACAGTTGCAGTGACGACTGTAGATGACGTGTATCCAGTGATCTCTACGTATCCATAGCCAGAATCAATGTAGGTCCAGTCAATACCTTCGCGCTCGACGTTTGTGCCTGTCTTGCCGTTATAGTCGCCGTCAGCCGCTGTCCCGTAGGTATGAGTAGGCTTATCTGCGCCAGTTCTCCATACCTTGCCGGCTGTGGGAGTGCCGTTGGTTGCGCACGAATATGTCTTGCCATCAGAGCGTCTCAGCGATCCATATGGATTGCTTGAATACTCCTGACCTGCAGTCCACGGTTTAATTGTCGATAAATCTGAAGGCTCTAGATACACAAGACGGCCAACGTCAGTTGAGCTGAACACTGCAGATGTTGCCGTCAGCGTCACCGTGCCTGTTGACGCGCTGGCGTATATCTTCAGCGTCTTATCGGTATTCTGTGATTCAAATGGGCCGCTGATCAGGTCAACATTAGTCAACGTCCAGTTTGTATTACCGTATCGAGATAGCTTTTTTAGCGGGTAATTTGGATGGGCGATATACACGATGTCGTTTGACTGAGCCATTGATAGCGTGAACGTGCCATCAACTGAGTCAGTCAGATCAGCAGCTGTGTATGGCGTGACGACTTCGTATGGCGTGCCAGATACCTGAACCTGCGCGTGGTTTTTGTAGAAGCGAATGTATTGATTCCCGAATTCCAGAACATAGGAATCGGATGCGCTAAATTGGAACGACACTAGCCAAGGCCGATCTGTGCTGCTCTTTGTCTCTGAGACATATCGAGTGCCAGCCCTGCGGACAGCAGGACCCTGAACGGCCGGAATGAAATTCTCTAATACCCTGCAGCCATTATTGTATTTGCCAATATCGGTGCGGCCAGCAAGCATGGGCGACAGTTCGCCAGCATTGAATGACGACTGTATCGGTGATGCTTTTGGCATTAGAGTCTCCCAACAACCCAGGAATCATCAGGCGGCTGCACAGGAAGGCGCTCAATCGCATTAGTGCGTATAGCCTTGCTGATGGCCTGCTTGTATTCATCCCACGCCAGTTGGCGCTTCTGGTTTGACTGAGTCAGATCTTCGGCAAGCTCAGCGGCAATACGGCACGCAAGCGCCTCTCTGAAATTGATGTCCCACATATTCGGGTCCGTGATCTGCGCGATGTAGCGCACATACAGTGGTGCCTCAAAGTCAGTCAGGACCTTCTTGCCTTCCAGCACGTAATCGAGCGCCTCGGCACCAATGTAATTATCCATCACCACAGAAGGGAATTGATCATTGATCATATCTAGGCGCAGGAAGTCAGACGGCAGCTGGTATTGATATTCATAGCCAAAGGCCGGAGCTTCTGACAGTGCAGCCAATGATGTGCGCTTCAATGCAAATGACCAACGGTGTGAACGCAGCTCGTCGTCTCGCAGATCTTCAAAGCACGACTTCACCGATCGCGCTGCCTTAACGTCATCATCGATTGACGTGATGCGTGCTGAACCAAGCTTGGTCAGCGCCCTGTTTGCTACTTGAATGACGCTTGCCACGATAACCCCTAATTCTTTTGCGCGGTCACTTGAAGCGACGCGCCGTTAAATGACGAACAAACTTGAAACGTCACGCCGAAAGTTACACCGACATTTGACGCTGGCGGGATGACAATGATCCCAAATTCAGCAAACGCCAGCTCAGCAAATGCAGCAAAGCCAAACATCAGTTAGCCCAGGGTAGCGGTGGAGACACAACAGGCGGCGTGATTAGCGCATCAAGCATCTTCTGTATTTCACTCTCTGTCGCATCTTTAACAGATACCGCAGGCTGATCTTTCAGCTTGTAGGCTTCTGCATTCCAGACCCAGTCCATCACCTGGCTCTCAGTCAACTGATCAAATGGCGTGAAATTGCCATCTGTGTATTCAACCTTGGTGTTTCGCTCTAGGACCGCATTATAGCCGTCCTGCTCACCTCTGCATCGCCAATAGACAACGTAAACCACATTTGTGTTGTTGTCCTTCTGTGGGTAGCAATCAAGGTTGAGAATTTGCCAGGTGAATGTAGCCATGATCAGTTTGCCTGCATGATGACCCAGTTGGTCCCGTCACTGACGAGGGTTGCGAATTTCCCTGCAGTTGCTGCAAGAATAGCAGTGCCTGCAGTCGTGGATGCGATCGGCACCACGTTGGAAGATGCGGACACAACGGTCTGCGCCTGGACATTTTTGACGGTGATGATTCGGCCTATGCTGGACGAGGCGGTAGGCAATGTCAGCGTGACTGTGCCGGCGCGATTAGCTATCAAATAAATATCAGTTGCCGCGACGGTGTATGTCGCAGCGGTGATTGTCACGGGCGCATTGCCCTGACCGGCCGGGTAAATCCAGCTGGTATAACCCGATCCATCAGTTTTTAGGACTTGGTTGTTTGATCCTGATCCGCTTGGTAGGAAAAAACCATAACTCGTAGAAGATGAATTAAGTTGAATACTGACTGCTGCTGTATTTGCCGGCGTTGTCAAAAACAATAATGATCCATTTCTTAAATATAGCCCAGTGTCTAACTGGAATTGATATGGGTTAAAACTGGTATCATATACAGATGCAGTCAAATTATAAGTTGTTGGATCAATATAAAATGTGCCAATGACTCCAGAATTGGCACTATCATCCAATACGAATCCCACACTTCCATTAGTAGCCGTTACCGTAGTGCCGGTAATCGTATTTGGCGTAGTGCCGCCGATCGGTGGTGGTGATGCAAAATAATTAGTAAATCCTGTGCCTGATACAGAACCGGATACTGCCAAAGTAGAAGAAGATAATTGTAAAGTTGTTCCGGGGTATGCTGATAACGTACTTGTTCTCAAACCATAAGGAAAATCTACTGCGGTATTTTGTAAATTATCGCCTGAATCTTGAGTTCCACCAAGATGTAAAGTTTTTGTTGATTCAGTAGGCGCAAGTTGCATTTTTGCAAAGCCTGTTGCACCAACGCCAACGCCACTACTTAAATTATATCCACCTATTTCTGATGTTCCTAAAAAATTTTGCCCTGAAATGGTAGTCCCATTAATAAAATTAGGCGTAGTGCCGCCGATCGGTGGAGCAACAGCGAATCCTTCAGCAGGGAAGGTTGCAAATACGTCCTTCGTGCCAGCGCCAAAGCTGACTGCAGCGCCACCATTTGTAGACGCCAGGATCGTGTCGCGTGATAACTGATTAGGCGATGTCCAGGTGCCGATACCGACTTCCCAGTCAGATGCGCCAGCAATGGTGTAATAGGTCGAATTGCCGGTGCCGATCGCGGAAAATGACTGAAACCCAGCAACGGTGCCAGAAAGCGTAAAAGCACCTGGGCCGGTGCTTGTGGAGGTCTGTCGGACTCGATCTTTCAGGACTAAGGCCATTGTTGCCCCTAGAGGTCAATCGTGCAGGCGATCGCGTATAAAGCGCTTGGCGTGCCACCAGTTACAGCGGCCCTGATCTTTCCCTGCGGCAGGTCAAAGTTCCCAACGCCATTGGCCGTAAATGTGGTGTAGGAGCCTGCATCGATCCACGTGGAACTATCTGGACCCAGCACCTGCAGTGACACTGTGCTGCCGCCAAATGTGCCAGAGGCCAGGAAGGTCCCTCGACCACCTGGCCATATCACTGCAGCTCCAGTGCTGCTTGCATTTGTGAGTAGGTCAACGCGTGCTGCGCGCATGCGCTACTCCTATGCTTGCAACAGCTTGAGTTTCGCGTCTAGCGTCTCACGAATCGACTTGGCGTCTGCATTAGCGGCATTGGCCTCTTCCATGACCTTGTCAGCAGCTGCGAGCTTCTCTTCGATAGACGCGTCAAATGCAGCTTTCTCAGCCTTGAATGCAGCGACATCGTCAGCGAATGCAGCCAGGTCCTTTTCAAATTTAGCCTGGTTGAACGCCCATTCAGCGAGCTTGGCATCTACTGCTTCCTGATCACGCGCAGCCTGCTCGATGATGCCAACGCATCGATCGCGAGTCGCTTCGGTTTCCTGCTTGGCCAGATAGGCCTTGGACATCGCCACTTCATTGCCAACGCGTTCTGCGTGGTAGGCCTCGCTGGCAGCTTTGAACTGGTCAACGGCAGCTGACACCTGGTCGATGTTCTGAATAAACGACACCAGGTCGTGAAGGCTGTCGATCAATTCAGGAGCAACAACAGTTACTTTATCGTTCATCATTTACTCCTTAGCCTTCACCAACAAGATAGGCATAAACCGCTGATGGCGTGCCGCTGGTCAATGCAACACGCACGTTACTTGCAGGCAGGCTGATACCCGTCTGCACGTAAGGCAATGTCGTAGATTTGACGACCGAGCCGGAGTAGACAGAGATGTCACTCCAGGTGCCGTTCAGCGATTGAACCTGCAAGCTCGCAGTGGTGCCGCCAGCCGTGCCTTCAACGGTGAACATATACTCACCACCCTTGATAGCGGTCGAGCTACCAGTGGCACTGATATTTGATCCTAGCGTGTAGGATGTATCGTCTGCGCGCCTGATTGGCATATGATCACCAGTTCTTAGAATTTGCTGATAGGTATGCGTACATCTTTTCAACAGCGAGGATGAGGTCCTCACGTGTTGGCACCTTGGTGGTGTCGGCAATCACGATTTCCACTTCTTTGCTGGTTGTGGACGTGCCGTCAGTGATGGCACCCATTGCGCCAGCGCCGACATTGATTCCAATGTAATAAGCGGCCATTCAATTTCTCCAGAAAGTGAGAAAGGGGACTGTGTTTCCACAGCCCCCGTTTCAGGTCACATTAGTTTGGCATGCTGTAGTAGAGATCTACAACCAACGTGCCAGACGTTGGAAGAGATGCAACAGCAACTGTAATGAATACAGTTTCTTCAGCAGACAAGCCAGGATCTGCAACACCCACAGCAGCGGTGTTTCCGAACATAGTCGGAGTATCCGCAGAAGTGAAAGTAGCAGCAGTTCTGTATTTGCCCGTTGCACCAGTAGTACCAATGGCCAAAGTTGCAGAGGCGCCCATTGTCGCAGAAGCAGTCAGAACACCGTAAGCAAAGGTAGCGCCTGCAGGCAGGTTACCAATGGTCAGCGTGTCTGAAGTCGTTACGGCAGTGGAGCCAAGAGTGAAAGTAGCACGCAAGCGCTTCAAGCGAGCCTGATATACCGTCGCCTTTGGCTTGTAGCCAGTAGCAGCGGATGTCTGGTTAGCTGTGGCGTTTACGCCTGATAGTTCAGCTGAAAGATAAGTTGCCATGTGTATTTACCTCGATTAGGCGCAGTTGATAACGGCACAGCGTTTTTCTTCCAGGCGGGTCGCACCGAACGTGCCGGTGACGTAAACCTGGTAGCTATTACGCTTGTCAGCACGACGATCGATCGACGTCTGAATGTCATTCCACATGCCGAGAGCAACGCCTGACTTGGCATACACAGGAACCAGGTAACGGCTGCCGGTGGTGTATTGACCGTCAGACGAACCGCTGCTGATGCCAGTGTTAATGGCAGCATTGAAGTTCGCGCCGCCAGGGATACGTTCGCTGTGAATGAAGTTAAAGCCCATGAAGCTGGTGATCTTACCGTTCACAAGCACTGGAGTGTTGTTGTAGTCCAAGCTGATAGCTTGAGCTTCGTTCAACAAATCGTCGTGCTGTTTAGCAGTAATCACGCAGAACAACTGGTCATTGTCCACGTCCAGATCGGCACCCAACAGGATCTGCTTGGCTTTACGCAATTTAGCGATGTTCAAGCCAGTGGCAGAAGAAGCGCCAGTGGTAGCAGCTACAGACTGGCTGTTGCTGGTTACGCTGTATAACGTGCCAGTTGCGCTGGTGCCGTTTTCGCCAGTGTTGTTGGAGGTTAAAACGCCAGAGATGATTTCGTCATCAATCGCGCGGCCCATCGCCCAAGCGCCAGCCATTGCGTAGCTGGAAGTCGGGTCAATCAACATGCGGAGCTTGTCCTGGCTGTCGATTAAGTCGGCCCAATCGTAATCATTAGGATACAGCCAGCGCTTGTCTTGAGGCGTGCTAATCAGCGGGGTGTCGCTGTGGCGAGACTGATTGCGCACAGGAGACACTGAACCGAACTGTTCAGCGGCAGAAGCTGCCTTGCCTTGGAATTTCATGTTCTGCACAGTGTTGCGCAGACGGGACCCCTGCTGTTGCAGGAGCATCATTACATTTGTCGAATACTGTTGGACAAATGCGGTACTTACGTTGAATGACATTTGTTTACCCTCCGAGGGAATTGATTAGGTAGATGCTGCTTTCGCAGCGCCAGTCGGAAGGCTTGTCCGCGCATTACGCGACGGGGCCGTAGTGTTCTTGCCAGCTTTCTGGCTGTCATCCGGCTCAGTTGCCTGAGTTATCGGACCTGGTGCGACCCAAGCGAGGTATTCCCTCGCTATGCCAATCACCTCGTGAGGTGAAAGGCCGGGCCGATGCGCCAGTTTTAAGCATTCTAAACGAACTTCAGAGGCTTGTGGAGTATTTGCTAATGGCGTTGTCATAATCGCATCACATGTCTGGATAAGCGATGGACATGAGTTTCGTCATTTCGTCCTGCGCCGTCTTGTCGCCACTGATGTATTTCTTACCCCAGTCGGCATCACTACGCAGCTGCGCAATGCGGTTCTGAGCAGCCTCTGGCGTCATGCCAAAACCTTGCGTGGTCTTGCCGCCTTCAAAGGTATGCTCAGTCAATCCGCGTCCCATGCGTGACAGCAGCTTCATCATGTCAGCTGTGCCTAGCGCATTCTCCAGGGCATCGAGCTTGCCATCGAGGCCAAACTCATGAGCTGCACGTCTACTCAGCTCGACGTTCTCATCGAAGGATCTGCCCCATTCACTGCGCAGGGAGGTAATGTCAGCCTCAGACTGCTGTGCGGTTTGCTGCTTCATCTGGCTGGATTGCGAGCCAATCTCGTTGCTATACCAGTCAGTCAGCGCTTTAGCCTGGTTGGCAGACAGCCCAAGCTCGTGGAATTTACCTGCAGCGGCCTTTGAGAATTCAGTCGACAGGCCATCTGGCGTGGTAATGCCGTATTCGTCTGCGCTCTTCGGACGGCCAAGCGCGTCATACACGCGGCCCCAGCCTTCTGAGTCGTCAGCGCCTTTAGGCATCGGAATCTTTTCGCTGCCAAGCAGCTTCTCAAGATTGCGGTAGCCATTGGCCAATTCGTTGGGATCTTTCCATCCCTTGTTCTGCACATAGCCTTTCAGATCGGCATCTTGGATACCGTCATACCAGTTGCCAGCCTGTGGTGCCGGTGCCTGTGATTGGATGTTATTGGGTGTTTCTGCAGGTGCTACAAAGTTATTGCCGGCAACTGCGCCATCGCCTGACGGGTTGCCTGCCAATATTGCAGACCCTGATGCGACATCTGACATGGATTACTCCTGGTGGTTGATAAAACTATTCATCTTTCTCGTTGAGCTGCCACACCTGTTTTTCTTCGACATAGAGGTGGGCCATTATTCGATTCCAGACTTCGCGCCGGCCTTCAGCCATAGCCATCGCGATTGGGTCAATCTGCTTTGATACTGGACTGACCACGACGGTTGATGTGGATGCGCGACAAAAGCGCCTCAAGTCTGCCAGGACAATCTCGGCATCTCTGCCAAGCTTGCCATCTTCAGCCATGAAGGTGCGTCGATAGGCCTGTTTTCTTCCCAGGATTCTCGCGATCAGTTTGTTCACTCAGCCTCGCTATTGCGGGAATATGTTTGCTGTCTGCTGTGACGGTGAATTGCCGGCCAGGCTCTGTGCCTGTGCTAGATCTTTCATTGAGCTGGAAACTACAGGAGCGGCCTGGAGCAGCTGCTGAGCCTGGGCAGCGCTGGCCTGCTGTTGCTTCATTGCCTGGATCTGGTCAGGTGTGCGCATCACCTTGGCAGGCACGCCATTGATGTCTGCAAGCTCTCTGGCCACTGCTTCAGGGTCAAACACCATCATCACGCTCGGATCGATCTGAGCGAGCGGTCCAATAGATTCCAGTGTGCGCAGGATGGCCACGCCTTCATCAGATCGCTGGGCGCGGTTCAGTGGTGACTGGTATTCGATGTCGACCAGGCCACCGGCCTCGATCAGCGCGTCAGGCATCTGAGGCAGCACGTTCGCACGGCCAAGTATGTCAAGCTCACGCTGAATGGTAGGACCTAGGAATTCTGACTGCTGACGGCCCATCGTAGGTGCCAGCAATGCGCCTTTCTCCTGGGCGCGTAGCATGGCTTCGGTCGCCGTCATTTGTGGCGCTTCAACCATGATCTGGAACAAGGTCACCAGGAAGGCGTCGTTAATCGTCTTCCTGCGCTGCTCCATCATATCCATGCCGATGTCTACACGAGCGCCGGTCTGCAATGGATGCACCATTTGCTGACCCTGGTCGTTCACACCGCCATAGTTCAATGCGCCTGGACGCAGGTCGAATGCCTGCAGTGCGCCATCGTCCTGTAGTAGCAGGGGAGGATCAACGATCTTATGAGCTGCCCGCATCACAGTCTTGCTCATCTCATTGAGCATCTTGATGTCTGGCAATACAGTCATCGCAGGGCTGCGGCCGTAGACCTCTTTCGGTCCTGTGACATACCTCCCGACCGCATATGGGAATGAGTGATAGCCGCCTTCCTCGAGGATCGTACGGCCGTCCATGTTCACATAGCAGGAATAGTAAGGCATCCCGCGGTAGTTCTTGGCTTGCGTGTCCAGCTCTTCGCGTGGTCCAACTGCATGCACGAATTCAAACTGCTGTTCTGGGTGCTTGCTGGCGATCGCCTTCTGATGCTCTGTCAGGTTCTTCTCGCCAAAGCGCTGAATGGCCTGTCGTGCCGTCATTGTAAAACGACGATGCACCGTGTCGATCATTCCCTGATAGTTCTCTGCGATAAAGATCTCGGACAACGGAATCGATCGATAGCGAATGCCCTTGCCGATGTGGTCATCGATGAACATTGCCCCAGTGCCAAAGGCACCAAGGCTCATGTAGGTTTCGTTGGCCTGGCTGGCAAAGTTTGCCTTTGGTGCATAGCGCACCGCGAACAGGATCTGTGTCACCTCGTCCAGGTAAGCCTGGATGGCTGGATCTTCATTCAGCTGAGGATCAAGGACGCGCAGCTTGTGCCAACGCTGTGTGCGTGGCGTCAGCATGGATTCCATCGCAGCTGCAAAGCGCTCAAGCGCCAGGCCTGCAGTGGCGTCAAACACTCGCTCGGTGTGCTTATCACCTGGCTGACGATTTACGCGGAAATGATCCTGCCGTGGAAGGATACGCTCAGCAATCTCGCGCCAGTGTGCATCGAACACAGCGCGGTCGGTGGCCATCTTTTCCTGGCGACGAAGGATATCGTCCGCGCGTGTATCGGTCATCGTTAGCTTCCGAGTAGCTGCTTGCCGCTAGTAGCTGTGCCCTTGTCGCCCTGAGTCAGGATCGTTGCTGCACGGCCCTTACGCAGCGCCAATGCATCATTGTTCTGCTGCTTGCTGCGTGCGTCATCCATCGTTGGGACGGGAGGAGGAGCCGGAGGAGGAGGAGGAGGAGGAATGTCTGGAGTACCGCCCATGTTTCACCCAAAGATTTTGTAATCGGATATTGCGTTTGCTTGCCTGAATGATGGCCGATCGCGTTTGACCAGGGTCCGCGCTTCGCCTGCACCAATAAGCATATACTGGCCAGCTTCACACACGTGCGAATACTGACCCTTGTCTGGCACGTCGCGGTATCGCTCTTCACCAGAAACTTGCACTCGCCGGTAATTGTAACCCCCAGCCATGCCTTTACGCAAAGCACGGCACTGAGGATGTAACAGCAAACCAGGCTCGCCATCAATCAATCTACTGAGGCAACTAGCAACAGATTCCCTTCTCTTCATAAAATCGTTCGTTGGTGCCGGTCTGGCCTCAACGCCTGCAGCTCTCAGGATCTGAAACGGTGTCGTCTCGTCTGTCTGCGCTCTGCTATCACCAGCTGGGTCGCCTGTGATGCCTGCAAAGGTCATCCCTTGATAGCGCTCATGCATGGCATTACGCAGCAGTTCAGAGAACCGCTTGGCACCCATGTCCTCAGTCACCAGCTCTGAATGCCAGCGCCACTGACCCATTGGCGAGCGCTGACCAAATACCGCGGCAGGCGTCAGACCAAAGTCGATGCCGATGTAGACCGGCCAGCCATGCACCAGGTCAAATTCTTTGACGTGCAGGCTGTCCCTGAATTCTGGATACACAGGCTTGCCATCACGCACGAAGCCATAGTTGGCGTTCACGTAGACGTTGACCCAGTCCTGGTCCTTGCCGGCCACCTGGCGCTGGTAATAGTTTGGCGGCAGGTTGGCCACGTTCTCGGCGTCTGCATCCATGCCGCCTGGCTGCTTGAAGAAGCGCCAGCCCTCTGGCTTGGCCTCTTCTGCCAGTTTGTACCACCAATGGTCATTATCTGGCGGGTTGGTGTCAGCGATGATGCCTGACCAGCTGCAGCCACCCATCAGCACTGACGGGAAACGGCCCACGCGGCCTGTGAGGCCATCTACAACTGCCTTGGGTATCTCTCGCGCTTCATTCAGCCAAGCGCCTGTCAGCTCCATCGAGAGCAGTTTGCTGATGTCGTCAGGCCTATCGAGCGCGATGAACATCACCTCAAGGTCCAGGTCGCCTTCCTGGATGTGATGCGTCGGCGGTCCAGTGTCCACCCATCGGCCAATGCTCGGCGGTATCCACTGGTGAAAGCTCTTGATCGTGGTCGTTCTCAGCTCAGGGTAGGTATTACGGATGACTGCCCACCGGCTGTGGCGCTTGCCATCTGTGCCGATCCGCTGGTCCTTGGCGCGTCTCAGGATCTCCATGATGCAGGCCGTAGACTTGCCTGATCCAAACGGCCCCATAAGGCCGCGGAAGAATGAATCATCGAGCATGAACGCCTTGGCCACTGGACCAGGAGGCGCGTAGGTAATTTCAGTCATCCTTTGCCATCGCGAGAAGTGACATCAATGCAATGCCAAACATAAAACCAACGTAAAACACCAGAAGCGTTAGCCAGAAATTCATTTCGGTTGCTCCTTGTCGAGGTTGATGTTGATCGACAGCCCGACCTTGCCTGAATGGTTCACGTCGACCTTCTCGCTGTGTCGATGTGGATGCAGCACGCGAGCGCGCCAGCGCTGTGAAGCAAGGACCACGTTAGCTGCCTGCGGTTCCAGCTCGCCGGCCAATACCTGGCGCTCGATGTCTGACATTTCGTCCTCGATCGACTCGCTGTTAGCCTGTGCCGCGCGCGCGTAAGCAGTTGCAAAAGCTTCATTCTCTTGCCGCCATCTCCATATCGTCACGCGGTCTGGCATGTTCTCCATGCTGCAGATTTCCCGCAGGCTAAACCCTTCCGAGTAAGCATTCAGAATGCGATCTGCCAGGTCCTGGGAAAAGATTGAAGGCCTGCCGCCTACGTTTTTACTCATAGCGGTATTCTACCGTTTGGTGGAATTTTCTCAACGCCATCAGTCGTGCCAGGCTCGTACACGAATTTATCGCACCACCATGGAAAGGTAGAAAAAGACACTCTGAGCTGTTCAATGCATCTGAGTGCCTTGCCATTCCAAACCATGCGCGTGCAGTTGAAACAGGTGAGCTTGCTCTCGTTCACTTGAGCGGCCCAACGTATTCGTATTTTGCAAACCTGGTGCCGTTCTTCTCGACCATGTGCGTCTGTATGGCGTAGCCGTCGTTGCGCAAATCATCGATGCGGGCTGCAAGCCTGAAGCATCTGTAAAGCTTCAAGGCCTGCATCGGGTTGATGGTTCTGTATTTTTTCATGTGCTTCAATATGTTAGCTGTCTGACTCATAATCGTTTCCTCAATAGTAAAAATTATTTTCTGTAGCTTTCCCAATCAAACACAATCAACTTTCCGCCACCCTGGCGCATGCGATCCATGATTCGATCGCCAAGAAACTGCTTCAGCTCGTCGCCTGACAAGTTGCTGATCAGAATCGTTGGCTTCACCTGCTCGTAGCGCTTGTTGATTACCTCGAAGAGCATTTGCTTTTCGTGGTCAGATCCACTGGTCGCGCCGACTTCGTCCAGGACCAGCAGCTGCGGGGACACGTAGGATTTAATCATATCCGACTCGCTCATCGCTGCGCCGTCGCTGTAGGTCCTGCGGATGGCACGCGTGAGATCAGACACGGTGACGTAGGTAACAGATGACCCGGTCTGTATCACCGAGTTAGCGATTGCAGCTGCCAGGTGCGTCTTGCCTGTGCCTGGCAATCCGGCAAAGATCATCCCCGTTCCAAGCTCTTTTCGCTCGTACCAGGTGTCGATGTACCACTGGGTGCGCTTCAAGGAACGCTGCTGGCCTTCATTAGACGCGATATAGGACGAGATCGTCGCTTCCCTATACCTAGGTGGCACCCCACTACGTGAAATCGTCTCCTGGACGCTCTGCTTGCGTCGCTCCTCGATAATGCGGTCCATTTTTGCGTCGTGTTCTGCCTGTGCCGCCTTGGCGCACTCAGGGCATTTGTTGGTAATCACGTCCTTGCCGCCGATCTTCAGCACGCGGGCATCGTAGTCGCCATGCGTGGGGCAGGTCTTGATCGTGGAATTGATATCCATCGCAATGTTAGAAACTTCCATCTTCGTTTACCCCCTTGTGGTAGTCGACCTTGGTGAAGTCGCGGTTGATCGCGTTGAGCTTCTCTGGCTTGGCGAATGCACGTGCGTTTCTGATCCAGGTGCGCAGGGCCGCATCCCAGTCCTTCATCGTTGAGCCTTTGGCTCGGTGGTAGTCGGTGAACTTAGGCAGCTCGACATCCAGGCTAATGCCCAGATCTCTGGCGAGCTTCAAATGGCTATCGCGTGGCAAGAAATTTTCAGGCAGTTGGCTAGCGCGTTTTTTGGCGCTCTTGGCGCTATCTGTCTCTGCCTCTCCCTCTGTCTCTGTCTCTGCCTCTGTCTCTCTCTCTGAGATAGCAACTTGATAGCTAGGCGCTAGCATCGTGCTAGCATCCAAAAAGAAACCGTTATCAATCAGGGCTTTAAGACCAGTGGAAATTTCTTTCTCGGTCATGCGCAGTCTGAACACCAATTCATCGACTGATGCGTCAAATGACCCGTCTTTGGACTCGCTTGCTAGCAACCAGAGCAATGGCGCTAGCGCTTTGCTAGCAACTGGCAAGCACATAAATTGACGGTCGTTTAGAAGGCCGCGGTGGATCTTTATCCACGGTGGGCAACGATCTTTGTAATGCTGGAACAATGCCCAGTTCTTAGGAACAATCTTCACTTCTCCTCCCGCTACCTCCCGCTTGGAAGATTGCGCGCCAGGCCTGTAGCGGGAGTGAGAATGCCAGGCTTTTCGGGAGCTACCCTAGACGCGCAATGTGAGGCTAACACAAGCGATGAGAAAATCGCAACACCCTAGAACGGGATTGAGTCGTTAAACTCTGCCTCTTGTTTTTGTTCTGTCTCTTTCCCGCCAATTAGATCTAGTTCTGAAATCGTCAGCCTTACGTAGACCTTGTTGTCTTTCTCTTTCTGCGAAAGCTTGCCGGTGACAGCGACAGCTTTCCCTTTGGTCAAATATTGATGCAGCGCCTGGCCGCGTTTTCCGAACAGTGCGCAGTCAAACCACATCGTGCTGGGTTGATCGCGGGTGCCAGTGTTTACGGCCAGACTAAAATTCAAAACGGGGTCACCGTTTGGCATTTCACGCAATTCAGAATCACGGCCAAGACGGCCAATACAATTATAGGTGTTCATAGCTACTCCATCGGGTTTATTGAGATAACAACGTGTCCAGGTTTTGCTGTATTATTTCTAACAATGTGCAGGTCGTCGATCAGACTGTCGTCCAGAATGACGCCGGCATGCACAAGAGAATCGAGAAGGCTTTTCAGGATGTTGTCCAGGTCTCGCACACGCTTATCTGGAGGCGTGGCTGTAATAAAAACAGACATTCGATAACCTATGGACTCATCAATTTTTAATGCTTTGGACACAATCATGACAGCTTGACGGTACGCCCGTCCTTCAGCGCTGATCAGGTGCCTGCCTGCCAATGCGCCACGGGTTGGATGCCGCCAATAGGTATTAACGGACGGAGGCCAGGGCAGTGTGATTTCCATTTAGTAGTCGCGGCCGACAACCAGGTCGTGCGCTGTTAGATCTATCCCGCGCTCCCAGGCAATCTCAAGAACACGCTTCTGCCATGCCGAGGGGACTCGCCCGGTTTTTTGCCAGCGAGAGACGTTTGATGGGTCGCAAGAAAGCATTCGAGCAGTGGCTCGCACGCCGCCAAATGCCCGTACAACAACAGTTGCCGGAGAAATCAAACCTTGAGTGTTCATGCGTGTCTATTTTGCCAACATGTGTGGTTTTTCGCAACGGTGCTGCTTGCCAAGCATCAGGAATCATGCCATGCCAAGACATGCCTATAGATACCCAATGGTTTAATGACCGCATCCTTGCCCAACACACATCGCAGCGAAAGCTTGCGAAGTTGATGGGAATCGACTCATCTGCACTGAGCCTGGCGCTGCGCGGTAAGCGCAAGCTCTCGATCGATGAGGCCTCGCAGTTGGCCGTGCTTTTGAATTCCAGCCTGCAAGAAGTGCTGACCGCGGCCGGCGCTCCACCAGCTGCAGATCGCGTCAGGATCATTGGCTATATCAATGGCGATTGCGGGGTCCAGCTGGAAGCAGACGGCATCCACGAGACTGTCGCGCTGCCACCCAATCTGCCCCAGGACACTGTCGCACTGCAGGCGCACACGGCCAGGACCAGTCAGCACCCGATCGATGGCTGGCTATATTTCATTTCAGAATCTAAATGCAGGCCAGAGCAAACCATCGGCACCGTGGCGCTGTGCGCCGTAAAGAATAACGGCCTGCTGATTGGACACGTCGAGCGCGGCTACCGTGCCGGCACCTACAACCTGATGCTCAATACTGGCGAGACAAAGAAGAATTTGGAACTCGCCTGGTCCTGCCCGATCCTCTGGATTAAGACCACCACTGGCAACTAATGCCAATTAGTTGGCACTTGTTGCTTTTACTTTTTAGTGTTGCTAATATCACATCACTGGTTATTTAATTACATCGATGAGGACTTATGAAAACTGACAGCTTGAAACTCAAACAAGAAAACGTCGCCAGCTACAACGCGGTGATGGCGTCACCTGCAATGCAGGCAATCCTTGCCGGCGTTGTCGCAGCTGAGAAAGCCCGCAAGGCAGCTGACGCAGAATGGCTGGAGCAACGTCGCCGCATGACTGATGCCGAGCTGGACGCCGAGTTTGCGGAAGATATGCGCCGCATGGCGTTGCGCGAAGAAGCAATCGCCAATGGCTGGGGTAAATAACATGACGTATTCAGAATCCATTGCACTGCTCGAAGAGCTGACAGCGCTGCAAGTGCAGTCAAATGATCAAGAGCGTTTAGATTCGTATCGCCTTGGATACTACAAGGCCTGGCTTGCTCACGTGATTTCTTCTACCCCGGCGCAACAACAAATTTTGAAAGATTTGATCAGCTACAAAAAGGAGGCACAAAATGTCGGTTGATGTTCAGCAGGGGTCATACGAGTGGCTGATGGCGCGCGTTGGTCACGTCACCGGCAGCAAGTTTCGCTCTGTGTTAAGCCGCCTGAAAACTGGTGCGCCTTCCCAGGAGCGCAAAGACTATCTGACTGACATCACGATTGAGCGCCTGACCGGCCAGCCCACCCAGCATTTCGTGAATTCAGCAATGGCCTGGGGAACCGAGCAGGAGCCTCACGCGCGCAATGCCTACCTGCGCCGCACCAATTACAGGGTCGACCAGGTTGGCTTTATCAAGCACCCAGAATTGATGGTTGGCGTCAGCCCTGACGGCATCATCGAGATGGGCGAGGGCATCCTGGAGATCAAAGCGCCCACCAGCGCTACACACCTGCGCACGCTTGAGGAAGGCATGGACCCTGTGCATCAGGCGCAGATCCAGGGCGCGATGTGGATCACTGGCGCGACGTTTGCTGACTTCGTGTCGTATGACCCACGCATGCCTGAAGGCCTCGAGCTGTATGTGCAGCGCGTGTCGCGTGATCAGGATTTCATTGATCGTTTGAAGAATGAAGTGAATGTTTTTTTGGCCGAAGTTGATGAGAAAATCGTAACACTGAAGGAGATTTCTAATGTTCGTAGATAAAGCAAACCCTGAATTTTTCACCGCTCTTGCAGGCGCTCAGTCTGAGATTGAGAACGCATCAAAGAGCAGCGTGAATCCGCATTTCAAAAACAAATACGCCGACCTGGCTGAGGTGCTGAACACCGTGCGTCCTGTGTTCGCCAAGCACGGCCTCAGCATCTTGCAGTCAACCGCAATGGAGCCTGGCGTCAGCGTCTCGGTCACCACGGTGATCGGCCACAAGGCAGGTGGCTATGTGACCAGCATGGCCAGCTGCGTGCCTGCCAAATGGGACGCCCAGGGCATCGGTGCCGCCACGACCTATCTGCGTCGTTACAGCCTGGCTGCAATGTCTGGCGTGTCGCAAGAGGACGACGATGGCAATGCAGCTGCGCATAACAAGCCAGCGCCTGCAGCTGTTGTACGTCAGCCGTCAAAGGCGTTGACCGACATCCTGGCCTCAATCGAATCAATCACCAATGTCGATGACCTGGCCGCGGTCCGAGCCTCGTTGAGCAGCTTGAGTGACGAGGAACGTAACATCGCTATTACGGCCGGCGTAAACAAGAAGGCAGCGCTTGCCTCTAAGGCGGTCGCATGATCCCGCACGACTTCAAAAACCTAAAGATCCGTCAGCCACGCACTGACGGATGGCAGGAAACCTTGGCTGCTATTGGCTTCATTTTGACTATTCTTGGAATCATTCTCTTGGGAATTTTACTATGAGTAATGCACTGAGCTATTGCGACTTCATTGCGCACATCATTTCACGGTCGCTAAAGGATGCGAACAAAGACGAGTACTACATGCTGAGTGCCGTCAGCCCGCCTCACTACGACCTGTCTCCAACTGGCGTCTTTCTGTCGACCAAAAAGACCATCGAGGTCGAGGATCGCTGGGGCAAGCGCTACCTCGTCACCGTCGAAGAGGTCGAGGAAAACGCCCCATGAAAGAGACGCCCAGCTTTTTCACCCTTCGTAACCTCAGAAGTGTGGCCACCTGGTATGCAAAACGCGCCAGGACTGGTGGCCGAGATCTGAGCGATTTGCGTACCGACGAACAGCTGCGCCAGTGGCGCGACATCCAAACCAAGACCTGGAAAAAGAGAGACGACCATGAGTGATCTAATGACTACCGCCGAGCTTTCGGTTCGCTGGAAGATGAACCCCAAGAGCCTGAGCAACTGGCGCGTGCGCAATGTTGGACCCAGCTGGGTCAAGCTTGGCAGCGGCCGAAATTCGCGGGTGCTTTACCGCCTGGCCGACATCGAGGCCTTCGAGCAGCAGAATCTTGTGAGCGATCCAGAAAAAAATTCTGCGACCCATATGCGACCCAGGGAGGGAACCTAAACTACAGGGGGGTCATAAGAAATTGTTTTGATTGGCTCCCCGAGTAGGACTCGAACCTACGACCTAGCGATTAACAGACAGCTGTGATAATCGCATCAGTGTCCGTCTATTGACATCAGACGCCTGCTTTGATTGGGTTTTCGTGATGCGGAAACCCAGTCGGAGGAATGTCATGGAACACTGTGCTGCGACCCATGTGCGACCCATAGAACGAGACAAACAGGTGCCAGGCCTGCACATCAAGCACGGCACAAGAGGGTCAGCCTGGTATCTCTATTACCGCACCAAAGAAGGCCTTGAACGCCGGCCCAAGCTTGGCAGCACCGAGGTATTGAACCGCACCCAGGCCAGGGATCAGGCACGAGCCATCCTGCGCCAGGCAGCTGCCGGTGAAGATCCAAAGAAGCAGCTGGACCTGGCCAAGGCCTACACCATCGAAGATCTGCGCAACGAATACGACCGCCTCCACGCCTCGATCGAGGTCAAGGCATCAACGCGCCGCGCTGAGGGCTACATCTGGGACAAGCATATTATTCCGTTCTTTGGGCGTAATAAGCCCGTCAGGAGCATCACCAAGCAGGAGATCATCGCCATCAAGGGCAAGATGAGAAAGACGCCCACGCAGGCAAATAGGACGCTTGCGTTGCTTTCTCACTCCCTGAACCTGTCAGAGGACTGGGGATGGAGAGACGAGCAGACCAACCCGGTCTACCGCGTCAAGCGCTACAAGGAGAAAGCTCGGCAGCGCCTGCCTGACGCCAGCGAGGCACGCCGCCTGCTGACCGTTCTGCGCAGCTGGAGGGAGGAGGAGCCGTACTTTGTCAGCCTGGTCCTGTTGCTGATCTTTACAGGGTGCCGTCGAGGTGAGGTGATGAACAGCAGGCGCAGCTGGTGGTATTCCGACCGCCTGGTCCTGCCGGATTCAAAGACCGGCCAGAAGGTCATTCCAATCAGCACCCACGCCTGGGATGTAGTGCTGGCCACGCCTGAGATGAAAGGCAACCCCTACCTGATTGTCGGCCGCAAAGAGAAGTCGCACATAAAAGATCCTAGGAAGCTCTGGGCGCGCTTACTGAAGGAGTCAGGGATAGATAATCTGAACATGCACGACCTGCGCCGCCTGTTCGCCTCGACATCAGTGTCGTCTGGCATAAGCCTAGAGCAAACGATGCAACTGATGGGTCACACCCAGGCGCAGACGACCAAGCGCTATGCGTTCCTTATGACCCCAGAAAAGATTGCCGCAATGCAGGCGACAGGCGATGCGCTGGCGATGATCGAAAAAAAGCCCCTGCCGGAGTAGGGGCTAGTGATGAGGACTACTTGAGGAGTCGGTGATATTGTAGGAATATAAACCTACTTTAACAATGACGATATTTGAGGAATTTTATGCTGCTCAGAACCAACGACCGATACGTGATCTACCAGGACCCCACCGGCCAATATAACGGTGGCCACAGCCAATACGACGAATACCAGCCCTATAGAAACCTGTGGGCTGCTGTCCTGGGCCAGATGTTTAGAGACTCGGCCAATCAGGGGAAATCAGTGGAAGCCAGGCGCTGCAGGCGTAGCGCCCTGCATTACATCTACAGCCAAGAGACAGAGCCGCGCACGTTCATATGGTTTTGCGACCTGTTCAATTTCAGCGCTGAATACATCAGAGACAAATGCAAGACGCGCGCTGGCCGGCGAGAGATGGCCGACATCCTGACCAAGTAGGTCAGCTGTCGTAAGGGACCTCTTCCACTTCCCACTCAGGCAGATACTCGTTGAGCTTTTGGATGTAATGCAGCGCCTTCGCAATGTCGTCGCTGTTGTCTTTTTTGCCAGAGCGCATCGAGTATTTGATGATGTTGCCTTTCAGGAATCCGACAAACTCTTCAGGCGATAGCACCGCCTCCATCACGTCCCAGGGCTGGACCGCCATGTCGACATAGTGGCTCCCACCGACCTGATACTTGTTTGCGCTCATAGCTTTTCTCCCCTGAAGTATGCGGCACCGTTTTGAACATAACAGAACTCTGGCCACAACATCTTGTGGTTTTCAAACTTTAGAACCGCAAATCCTTGTACAAACGGCACGCCGTCCTCAGCGTAATCAAACGCGTCAGACTTGGGATCTGCCAGGCTACCGGCGTCTACTGAGTATTTGAACCCGTGATATTGCGGGGTCACCATGCAACCGAGTTTGTGCAGGTGTCCGTGTACAAAGTTGCAGCCGGCCTTCTGTGCTTGTTGGGCAAGTGCTCCACCCAGGTGGCGATGGCGAAGGATGGTGTCGCCATTGATCTCGATCGTCCAGGATAACGGCCAGCTCGGTATGTAGTCCTCCAGCTTGGTGCCTGGTAATCCCTCGACCTCTGGCGCTCTCATGGCTAGGAAGCGCGACAGGCGCGCGTCGTGGTTTCCTAGGGTCATCATAGTGGTGGCACCCTTTGCGGCCTTCTTGATGGCTGTCATAGACTCACAGACGCATTCAAGCTGCTCGCGTAGACTGATTGGCTGGTGCCATCCGCGGGTTGGGTCGTGCCGGCCGATCTGCGTGCCGTCGAGCGCGTCACCACCACATAGCACAGCCTGTGGCTTCAGCTGCTTTATGACCTTGATCAGAGCATCTTGTGCAACAGCATTATGGTCAGGGTAAAAATGAGGATCTGAAAAAATAACGACATAACCGTTCTTAACCTTTAACTGTCTTCGCTTTTCCCAGCGCATTGCAGCTGCAGTGTCTGGGGTGAAATATGTTTTATGATGTGGTGATGCTGAAATGGTCGGCAACGACTCGCCCTTGGACACCAACTCAGCTCGCTTTTTGTGCGCCCACCTCAGGGTAATACCTAAAAAATTAGCAACTTTTTGCGGGGAGTGAAATTGATTCCAGGCAGCAATAAATTCAGCGTCAGTTATTTTACTCATATTTACTGGTAGTCATCAGTTGGGCAAGTAATTGCCCCAAGCCCTCTGCCAGCTTTTCGTTGGCGTAGCGCTTAGGGTCCGCAACCCACAGCATTGCGTGAGCGTATTCGTGCCAGAACGTCGCAAAGATAACCGCCTGTTTGGTGGTCTTGTCTGGCTTCATTAGATAGATGGTGAGATTGCCTGGGTCGAATTGACCGTAGACGCTACCGCACTTCTTTGCGATTTCGCCAGCGTCGAGCATCACCACCTTCATGGTGTATGCACCCAGCTGAAACGTAGACGGTATGCGCTTCACGCAGTTATTGCGAGGCCACGCCGTTTAGTTTCTCGATGGTGCGCAGACCACCAAGGCCTAGCATGCCCATAAGCACCGGCATCATTTCGCCAAGGTCTGCAGGGGAGATGTTAAGCGGATGGTTGAACATTGCCATCAGCAGCTTGCACACAGGCAGGCCGATCCAATTCCATGCGCATGCGGTGCCGCAGATCCAGCCAATCGCTGGACGCCATCCAGAGACGAATACGCTTGAGCTTTTTGCTTCTTCTTGATTGACGCCGATCTGCGCCAGCTCGCCAGACTGCTGCAGTTTCAGCAGCTCGAGTTTTGCCGCAGCTGCATCAGCAGGATTCGGCCACAAACGATCGATGACTTTGCCGCCGATGTCGAGCGCGGCAGTGACTGGATCAAGCGCCATTAGTTATCCTCAGCTGCGTATTGAAGGTCTTTCGCTACACGCCTGGTCCATCCTTTTCCGAATTTTTCCCAGGTCGTGAGCGCAGTGTAATACATCAACCGTTCTGACGCGAAATTGAGCAGCACGTCATTGATGTCCTTCGATGCCAATTTAGCTGCACTGATTGGACCCCAATGGCCATCGTCTGCAACACCGATCGATGACTGCAGCTTGCGAATGGCTGTGCCGATGCCGGCGTTCACAGCAAAGTCGAATACCTGGAATTTAATGGCAGGATGCGCGTCACCGAGCTTGTCCCAGTAATCGCGCTTGTAGATCGCCTTGGCGTCATCAACGGTGAGACGTGCGATGTTTACCGTTGGATATGCGGCCCTACTGATTCCGAATTTAGTTTCGCCACCAGGGTCTGCAGGATTGTTGACATAGCCGCCTTCGTGTCCAATGAGGCGGTCAAAGGCAACGTCGAAATTCATAGCTTGTCCTGTTTCTTATCCAGCTTGTTGAAGATCTCGCGCAACAGGCTTTTGATCTCGTCAATGTCATCCTTGAAATCTTCTTTTGTCACGTAGGTCAATGGCATTTTGCGCACGTCAGAGTCGAGCCGTTCAAGCGACGACGTAATCGATCGCAACGTCCAGCCACCAAAGCAGGCAGCGATTCCGACAGCGATATTGAATAGTACCTGATAGTCCATGACGTGCCTTATTCGTACATGATGTTGACTGAGCCAGCATCGAATGTATCGGTGCCGTTGACAGTTGTAATGCGAACAATACTCAATGCGCCAGCCAATGCTTTATGGCCAGCAATCGAATCATACCTGGCGCTTGCAGATTCACCGATGCCGCCTTGCAGAGCCCATGTGTTGGTTGAAGCGTCGACAAGCGTCAAAATATAAGCACCACTTCTAGTGACGTTTGCTGCCGCGCCATCGTAAAGGTCAAATCCAGCGGAATGGTTAGCAATGACAGCGCCGACAGCGTTAAGAATACCCAAGGATGACCCAACATAGCCTGTTGTTTCTACGCCTCCAGATGGGCCGATGCGCACCCGCATTTGTGACGTGCCGCTAGTGCTAACGCCAGCAAACGAGATTGTGACTCGCTTTACCCAAGAAGGAATGTTGGTAAAGTCTTTTGATGTGCCACTTGTAGTTGCTAGTGCAGTGGCTTGTGTAAATGGCTGAGTGAGCTTTGCTGGCGTGACGTTGCTGTCAGCAATAAATGACGCAGTGATGCCTTGATTGCCAATATTTGACAATGCAGCGCCAGAGGCAAGTTTGATCGCCGTGACAGAAAGGTTTACTAGATTGGCGGTGTCGATTGTTGCTGCTTCAATCATCGACCCTGTGACTTTTGTGGTCATAGAATTTCCTGCTTAAAGAGTTGAAGCCAGCACAAACAAATCGTGCAGCGCGGTTTCAGATACGTTTAACGCAGCTGCCATGGCCAGTACCTGTGGGTGGTTTTCTTCAAATGAAGTGGCGTATTCCCACCAGTCCTTCAGGTCTTGATCGCCAGCAGCAACGCCTGCTTCAACGGAGCTGCGTAGATTAGCTGATGTCAGAGCCTGACGAATTTGTCTTGGAGAAACAACTATTGGCTGTTGCACCATATTAGCTGCAGTAGCAGTCAGTGCGTCGATTTCTTCCTGAGTTAGTTCGATCTCAGTGACGACGCCAGTTTGAACATCTATTTCTGTGCGATGCATGTTTCACCAATTAGCGAGTGCGGATAACGTAAGTAGAGCCGTTTTGATATACGACTGCGAAAGTTCCAGAGCTGGTTGATGAAATTGTGGAAACATTATAATAGCCAGCAGTTAAGCCAGAGAGCGTTATTGTTCCACCCGTAACATTGAGAATGCGAAATTCAACAGCAAACCCATTGGCGACTGTAATGCCGTAGCCAGCAGCAATAGTGGCAAGAGATGCAGTGCTAATCGAGTATGTTGTGTTGCTCGCGTTTTCAACGATCAATGAATACGTTAAATAATCATCTGGGGTGAGTGTAATTCCAGTAGGTGAATACGCAGGAGACGTAAATCTGTAACCGCCGTTAAAATATGGCCTACCCAAATTCGTCCAACCCAACCCAGGGTATGACATCTTTTGAGCCGTTACACTCCCATTAGCAGGAACGCCGGTTGCCATCGTTGTGCCGTAGCGCACAAAAATCAAAGCAGCAGAAGGAGGTGCCGCGAAAAAATTTAATGTCGTGTTGTTGGTTCCATTGAGGTAGTAATCACTTGTTGACCGTTGACGCACGCCATTAACAAACACTTCTACGTTCGCAACAGCAGCCACTGCGTTTGTTAATGTAAAAGCAGTTGTTGATCCGTTTCCTGTGAAATTATTCACGGTAAATCCGTATGAACCAGCGGCCTGATAATAGGTGGCAGGATCTATATTTGTTAGGCCAGATCCACCTGCATTCCATCCAATCATATATCCGGCATAAGGAGACGGTAAATCAGTGCTAATAGAAGCCGATGTTGTAACTGGAAGCTTAATTGTGCGATCGCTAACCTCAGCAATCTGCTGGGTCATCATGGTCAATTTGTCTAAAGCACGCTCGTGCGTCTGAGCAGGAAACGGGTCATTCGGCTGATAATCAGTTTCTTGAGTGTAAGGCACTTGCCTGACGATGAGGACAGTTGTCCCGATTGCTGGCGCAGCAGTACAAGTAATTGACCCGCCAGTAGACGAACCTGCACCAATCACGCTGTAGTCGGTCCCATACGTTAGAGCTGTGTCATCAAGATAAACGATTAAATCTGTTGCCGAAATAAACGGATAGGGAAACGGAAACAATACTGTTGCCGAATCCCCTGTATACGAAATTTTGTTTGTGGTTGTGCTGACGGTCATCTGTTACTCTCCAACAGCATGTTCAATATTTGGCATGCGCATACCCTCGATGCCGGTTCCAGGTTGCCACCAATACTGCTGGCCAAATTCGCGCTCTGATCGACGCTGCATGTTCGCCAAATAGCCAGGCGAAAAATACTCTTGCATGTCATGAAATATTATATGGTCGAGGGCTGCTTTTGCATACCAAAGACTAGCGCCAGGGGTGTTGCCTTTTACGAAACGCGTAAGCTCTGCACCAAAGTTTGTGTCCTTGCCCTGCGCCGCCTGCACTAGATTTCCTTGAGTGAGATTGAAGGCATCTTCAACCAGGCCGCCCACTGGCCCGACCACGCTGCCGAATAGGCTGTTCTGCCCACTCTGTGTTGCGCCTGAGAATAGAAAGTCACCATACAAACCAAGCGCGCCACCCTTCAGCATAGCGGCCATACTGTTTCTGATTCCGTATGGTTGCGCGGGATTGTAATTGCGCACGTCTTTTCCTGAGAGCAGGTCATTGATCGTCTGAGCAACGGCACCCAATACCGTGGTGGCGACAACCAGCGTGCCGATGTATTTTGCCTTGCTCATTGCGCCTTCTTCGGCCCAGGCGCGCTTTAGGTGGCGAGTGATCATTGCCAATGGGAATGACTTGAACAGGAAAAACGAACGGGTCAGCTCGCCCTTCCAGGTGCCGCGCTCCATGCCAGCGCCCGTAATAAATCGGTCGCTCATGCCCGGTCTGATGACGGCCATGTCGGTTTCTTCGCCAACGACTCCCAATAGCCGCAGGACGGCATCCATGCGGATTTTGTTGGGCAAGTTAGTAATCTGTTCGTCAAAGGTCTTAGACCAGTCTGCGACAGACTGAGCGCGCTCCTGAGCTGTCATCGTGTGCATTTTGTTGATGGCTTGGATCTTGGCCTGTTTCTCAGCATTGATCTTGGCAGCTTCTGCCTGGACGATAGGATCGAGCCTGGCTGGGTCGATTTGCATGATCGATTCAGGCGTCAGCACGCCATTGCCGGCACCCCAGTTTTCCAGGTTGGCTAGTTTCCAGACAGCCCAATCGATGTCGGTAATTCCCTTGGATAGCAGGATGCGGTGATCTGTCGAATCTAGGTCAGTCAGTTTGTCGTATTTGCCTGCCATCTCGCCAAGCGCAGACATGTAGGTAACGCCAAACGCCCTGCGTCGAGCGCCGTCTAGCGCCTCAAGGCCTGACATGCGCATCACGGTGCTGGCCATTTTTGACGACCAGGTGGGTCCAAGATTGTCCTGACCCCAGCGATTCAGGTGAGAGAGCATCGTATCGACGCCCAGGCCTGCACGGTGTGCCAGGTTTGCTTCTGTGCCGTTTGTCGGGTTAAGCGCTGAAAGCTCGTTACGTGCCAGCTGTATCTCAGGCAGGTTGTTAAGGCGTGCCGTCAGGTGCAGCGTAGCCTCGTCGGTCAGCGCTGTTACCGCGGCAGACCCAAGGCGTGACGCGATCAGCCAGTTGCGCAGTGTGTCGAACGTCTTGGATAGCGACACATTCGCTATTGGCTGAGTCTTGCCGGTGACGAAGTCATACAAGCTGGAGAGCTTGATCGCTTCCTGCTGTGCGCGCGCCGTCTCTTCTGGCGACAGCAATGCCGCATCCTGCAGCTGCTTCTCCAACATCAGCTTAAACGTGGCGTCTGCATTCGGGCCATAAGATTCCAGCATCCCGATCTCTTTCGAGAGTCGATCGACGTGGCCGGTAATCACGCCCCACAGAGACTTGTCGCCATACTTGGTCTGATATTCGAGGTAGCTGTCTGCATCCTTGTAGTGGATCTCACGGTGTGCTGCGTTTCGGTTTGCCAGCATCGAGGAGCTTTGAGCGCCTGATGGCTGCATGTCTGATATGCCGCCAGTGGCCAATGTCATCCAGGCATTACGCAGGAAATCGATGACCTGCTGGTCATTCATCGGGGTGCCGTCGTCGTTCAGATACTTGGAACGATCGAGTAGCGGATAGGTGTCAGAAACCCACGTGTCACGGCCGGCAGCTGAGATCTTTACCTGGCTATGATGCTGAGGCACCGCCCAGTTTTCGAGCTTGCCGATTTTGCCGCCCAACGTATTGAACTGCGTGCGCAGTTGGTCAGATACATCGCGCCAGGCCTGGCCCCCCTTATCGATTTCAGCATTACCAGTCTGCTCACCAAAGATGGCTTTGGTCAAAAGACGAATGCCCTCGTTGCTTTCAAAGAAGCCAAAGAATTTTGGAGACACCGCTGTGAAAGTGTCCACCAGTTGGCGTATGGCGTTTGCACGCACAGCAGCGCTGCGGGTTTCTACGGATAGCGTGTTGCTCTTGTTATCGGCAGTGAATACCAATGTGCGCCTCAGCGCTTCCAGGCCTGACATGCCTTTGGTGACTGCATCATTGATGAAATTCTCCAGGCGATCGTGCGCCTGAATGGTCAGCATCACCCTGCGCTTTTTAAGCTCTGCTTCTTGGACCAGCTCTTGAGCTGCTAGTTGTGCGGCCTGCTGCAGTCTTTGATCTGCAGTCATTGCACGGAATGCGACGGGATCTTGTGCCGCCATAAAGCGCATATTCTTCAGAATGCGCTGCTCTATGCCTTTGGCCTCTTCCTGGGAAATTTGCCGGCCGATCGCCTGTGAGACTGCCTGAACACATCTAGCTTTCATTGATTACCCTCGAAGAGCGCATGCGACTGCAGCGTCGAAGCCTTGTGAATCCTGCTCCGCTTTTGCGATTTCCGCATCAGCCTTTTCAAGCGCATATCGTGCAGGAACGAGCAGGCCGTCGTCCTGTTGAATTTCCATATTTGGCTTGTCTGCTAGTGCAGCGTCAGTGCGCGATTGTTCTAGCTTGGCTCGTACAGCCTCAACGTC